GAGTTTAGCAGGGTAACGGGAGTAGACAATGGCATATGAAGTTCGTTACACTGATACAGTAAACAAAGGCACAATAATTGTTGAGGATTCTACACTTAATTCTGAAACTAGCTTAACACTTCCTGGTAGATCAAGTACAGGTTATGGACAAGCAGTAGCAGAAAACTTTCTACACTTACTTGAAAATTTTGCAAACGCTACTGCGCCCGATCGCCCAGTTGAAGGACAACTTTGGTATGATAATACAGACGGTGTTGATCAGTTAAAAGTTTATGATGGCACTACATGGAGTGCCGCTGGCGGCTTAAAAAAAGCAACTACTGAACCAGCAGTTGCTAATTCAGTAGCAGGAGACCTTTGGGTCAACACTGATAGTCAACAACTTTACTTGTTTACTGGTAGTACTTGGGTACTAGTAGGCCCGTCTTTCAGTGATGGATTATTAACTGGTGTTCAGTCAGAAGAAATTGTAGGTTCTGACGATGTTACATATAATATTTTAACAATCAAAATTGAAGACAAACCAGCAGCAATTATTTCAAAACAAGCATTTGTTCCTAAAACAACAATTCCAGGTTTTACATCTGGAGTCAAAGCAGGATTCAATATATCAACAACACCATTATTTGGTTTAGAAGTTTTAAAATATTGGGGCACTGCTGAAAAAGCAGAATCTTTAGTAATTGGTGGTGAATCTATTGCTGCTACAAATTTCTTAAGAGGCGACGGCGAGTCTACTACAAATTATCAATTAAAAATAAAATCAGATGACGGTATTGAAATTGGCACAGGAGGCCAGTTTAGATCTTATATTGAAGGGACAGCCGGAATAATTGAAAATAGAACCAGCGGATCAAACATTGATTTTAAATTAAAAGATGGTTCTACAGCTTATACAGTAATGCGTGTTGACAGTACACGAAAAGTAGGTATTAATAATATTGCTCCAGATGAAGAACTTGATGTTATAGGTAATGTACAAATTTCGCCTAAAACAGAAGATGACACATCTGGTAGACTTTTCGTAGAAAGTACAATTAATGCAAACGACACGGGAGAAGGTTCTGTTGTTATTAAAGGCGGCGCAAGTATTGCACAAAATTTATATGTAAGCGGCGACCTTGTTATGAAGCAAGGTGAAGGCAGTGCAGGAATAATAACATCGGGTAATATTGCTCCTGATAATGCAGGCATTCGCAATATTGGAACAGTAAACAACAAATATGATCAAGTTTATGCTAACACTTTTTATGGAAATATACAAGGTAACGTAAACGGAACTGTTTCTGGTAGATCGGGGTCTGCTGATAGATTATCAAGTGCAACTACATTTGCAGTGTCAGGTGATGTAACGCCAAACAGTTTTGCTTTTGATGGACAAACAGGCGGAAGCACTAAAACTTTCGATGTTAGAATTGCTAATAGTTTTATTTCAAATAAGTCTCTAGCATATGATGTCGAAAACGCAGATGAAATATTAATTAATAAAACTGTAGGTACTACAGGTCTATATAGAGTTTCAAAACGTAATTTCTTAAAAACTATTCCAGTAACTCCGCCAGGTGTCATTGTGCCTTACGGAGGACAAACTGCTCCAGAAGGATGGTTACTATGTGATGGCAGAGAAGTTCAAAAGTCAGATTATAACGAATTATGGAATGCAATAGGACATAATTTTAAAGATCCTTCTCAAGTTTCAGACAATGGAGTAAGTTTGTTTACATTACCTGATTTAAGAGGTAGATTTACCCTTGGTGCAGATAATATGGGAGGACCAAGTGCAAATAGAGTTACTGCATTAGGTGCTACAGCGGTAGGCAACAGTGGTGGTAGCGAAGACATAACTATTGCATTAGAAAATTTACCAGAACACGAACATGATTTAAGAGGTCCTAGCGGAACACAGTACTATAATATCCGTGTAGCATCGGGAGCAAAGTTAGATACTGGTGTTGTTGATCTTCCATTAGAGCCAGCAGCAGCAGGAACACAAGGATATATTAGTAGTGGCGGGATAAACCAACCAAACAAATATACTGACGCAAATGGAACACTTGTGCCTCGGTTAGGAGAAGAACTTGATGTTATGAACCCGTACTTAACAATAAATTATATCATATATACTGGACAATAAGATGAGTTATCAATTAAACAGAACAGACGGAACACTACTAACAAATTTAATAGATGGGCAAATTGATACTAATAGCACCAATTTAACTCTTGTAGGTAGAAATTATACTGGATACGGCGAAGCGTTTAATGAAAACTTTATTAGATTGTTAGAAAATTTTGCCAACACTGCTGCACCAAGTAATCCTTTAACAGGACAACTATGGTGGGATACTACAGAACAAAGGCTTAAAGTTTATGACGGCACTACATGGAAAGCAAGTGGCGGTCCGTATGTACAAGACACTCGACCACAAATGGTTGCAGGCGATCTATGGATTAATAATTTAACAAATCAAGTGTATGCCTATGACGGTTCTAATACAATTTTAATAGGCCCTAGTTATACTGCTGCACAAGATACTAGTGGATTTGTAATTGAAACTATTTTAGATAGTACTAGTAGATCAAGAACAATAGCAAAATTATACATTGGCGGAACACTATCTGCTGTTGTTAGTGATATTGAATTTACACCTATATATTCTGAAAGAATTTTAGGATTAGTTACAGATACTAATCCTGAAGGAACAATATCTCAAGGTTTTAATATTATTGATGCAGCTAATTTTAAATTTAGAGGAATTGCAAACTCTGCTAATGCACTTGTAACAGCTAATGGTACTATTAGAACTGCTGACAGCTTTTTACCTTCGGACAATAACGGTACTACAATTGGTACACTAACCATCCAAAACCAAGGTGGCTTAACAATTGGTTTGTCACAAAATAATGTGCAAAAGGTTGTACAAGATCGATTCTATATCGAAAACCAATTAACAAACCATGATATGAGTTTAAGAGTTAGATCTAGTCAGTTTGAAAGTCTTATTGTTGATGCTGTTTACGTTGATGCCGGTACAGCAAGAGTTGGTATTTTTACAACTGATAGATTACCAGAATACACATTAGATGTTGAAGGTGATTTGCGTGTAACTGGTAATATGATCATTGAAGGCGACACGTCATTAATTGAAGTAGGAACATTAAGGGTAGAAGATAAACACATTGAATTAGCTGCACTTGATGATAGTAGTATTGGTGATGATACTGTTGTAAATGGTGCTGGAATAATTGTAGTTTCAAGAACTGAACAAAATGGTGTTTTTGTTAATACTGATAAAACGTTTACTTGGGACTTAACAACACAAGCATGGACGTCTAACCAAAATATTAACTTAGAAAATTTAGGCGATTCATATAAGATTAACGGTGTTGATAAACTAACAGATTCAAGTTTAACTAATATTTTATATGCAACTGATTTAGTCGAAATTGGTACGTTAAATTATTTAAACGTACAAAATATGGGCTTTGGCGATGTAAACTCAGGACTTGGCAGTAATGAAATTAGAAATACAGGATCAAACTTAGTATTATCCTCTAACTATGGTTTAACATTAACTACAGGAATAACAACACCCACAGTAGGTAGTGTTATTGTTGATGAAAATCAATTTATATCGGGCGTGTCTAAACCAGTTAGTGCAAGAGTAGCAGCAGCTAGTAGCGGAACATTAACAGAAAATACAGATGATTTTGTTGCTACTAAAGGCTATGTTGATGATGAAGTATTAAATTCTCCTATTACTTTTAGTATGGATATTACTGGATTAGGTACAGGTGCTACTTTACAAAATAATATTGCAACATATTTAAATGATCTTTATCCTGCTATACCTGGTAATACTGGTAAAATAGCAAGAATACACTGTACATCTTATGCCGGAGCAACAGTTAGTGGTATTGTTGTTGATGTAAGAGATGACAATGAACCTAACAATGGAGAAGTATTAACATTGTCAAAGAGGTTATTTGATGCAGGAAATACACTTAATGAATCAGCTGTACAAGACGTACAAGCAACTAATACTGCTTCTGGAACTGTTAGCTTAACACCAGCTAGAACAATGATGGTATTCGAAAGTGATGGAACAATATGGGATTATGTGTCGACGACAACTTATCCGTAAAATACGATAAATAACTTAAAGCACTATTATTAGGGGTTTAACGAAGATGGCTTATCAAATTGACAGATACAATAATACAGTTTTAACAATAGTTGAGGACGGTACAGTTGACCAAACTACTGATCTTAAATTTATTGGTAAAAACTACGCCGGATATGGCGAAATACAAAACGAAAATTTCTTATACTTATTAGAAAACTTTGCAGGTGCAAACCAACCACCACGTGCAATTAGCGGACAGCTTTGGTTTGATACTGCAAATAGTAAGTTAAAATTCTATGATGGATCTCAGTGGAGGTCAACAGGCGGATCAGCTGTTGGAACAACAGCTCCAACAGGTCTTACATCAGGTGATTTTTGGTGGGATAGTGCAAACGATCAGTTGTATGTATATAATGGTAGTGACTTTATATTAATTGGACCTCAAAACGCCGGCGAAGGCGTAACACAAATGGTAAGCCGAGAAGTTTTAGACATTTTAGGCAACACAAGATCAATTATTGCAGCAACGTTAGAAGATACAGTTGTTGCTACAGTTAGTAGTGTTGAATTTACGTTAAATGAAGCAACCCCTATTACAGGATTCGACACTATTAAAGCAGGATTTACTTTAGTTAATACAACTTCAGGAACCGGCACATTTGGTTTAGCTAATACTAACGGAAGATCAACTGGAGCTCATAGATATTGGGGCACTACATCGACAGCATTAAGTCTTGTAAAATCAGATAATACAATAATTCCTGCCGATAGCGTTCTTACTGTAACAGCAGGAGAAACAACAAGATTTGATGATTTAGTTGAGTTTTCAGATGACGGTATATTAATTGGCGATTTTAAAATATACATGGACGGTACTTCTGCGGTATTAGAAAACCAAGCCAGCGTTAACAATGAAATTAGATTTAGAGTTACTAATAACTTAGGTACTCCTACTACAGTAAGTAAAATGAACATTACAGGACTAATTCCAGGTCTTGATAATACTTATGATATTGGTACTGCTGCACTACGTTGGCAAGATGTGTATGCTGTTAACTTTGTAGGTGAAGCAACTAAAGCAACAAGTTTGCGTGTAGGAAGTGATTTTAGAACAGCAGCAGTTAGTGCAACAAACAATACAGTAGCAGTGAGAGACGCAACAGGAAATATTGCAGCAAACTTATTCCAAGGTACTGCAACTGCTGCACGTTATGCTGACTTAGCAGAAAAATACACAACAGATCAAGAGTATCCAGTAGGAACAGTAATGGCTGTCGGCGGCGAAGTAGAAACTAGAGCAAGTAAAATAGGCGATATAGCAATAGGTGTTATTTCAGATGCTCCTGCATACTTAATGAATAGCGATGCAGAAGGACAGGCAATTGGTCTTAAAGGCCGCGTTCCGGTTAGAGTTACAGGACCAGTAAGTAAAGGACAGTCTGTATATGTTGCTTCTGAAGAAGGTACTGCATCAACAATAGCATCAAATAGTATGGTAGGAATTGCACTTGAAACTAATAATGATGAAGGTGAAAAACTAGTAGAATGTGTGCTAAAAGTTTAAGGAATCATCATGGCAGATATAAGTGCAGCAAGACTTAATAACTTACAAGCAAGAATTGAAGCAATTATGGGAAATGGCGCCGGCCAAAATGGTTACGGTGAAACTATTTCAAGTTACCAAGTTTCTTCAGGAACTGTAATACAAGCTAATGATATTAACTCTATATATGCTGACATAGTTAGAGCAAGAGTACACCAAGTAGGTGTTTCTCCGCCAGAAATCCAACAACTTATTAGTAATTTAAACGTCATTGCAGATGAAACAAGTTTTTATATTAACGATTCGGGTATAACAACTAATGACCCCGGCGGCGCCGAAAAAGGTATTGCTGATTTTGAAAACTTAATGAACTCAGTTGAAGCTGACAAATTTTTAATAGATATTGGCCAAGCAACTTTAGAGTCAGGTACTAGTAGTTCTAGAACTACAGGATGGAATGGAATAATACACCATACATTTAATGTAGTATTTGCAGATGCAGATCATCGTAGACATTTTTTTAATAGTGGCGGCGAAATTAGAATAGAAGTTGCAAATGCTAGTGCATCTAGTGCAAAAGGACGTGATTGGGAAGATTTATGTAGATTAGTTGGTACAGTTAAGTTTAATCATAATAGCACTACTACAACTAGTTCAGGAAGCGGTACAAATACAGGAAACTATGATCTTACTACTTCGTATCAAACAATATATACTAAAACAGGTACAGGAACATACAGTGGTGTTTATGCAGGTAATGTATTTAAAATACAAGCTAAAG